CAAAATGATCAAGCACTCATGACCGTATCAAATGTTGCAGGGAATGTATACATGAATGCAATAACATTTACATCAGGATCGTAATTTTTTTAATTTTTTACTCTTTCATATTATACATAGGCTTAAAAATAAAAAACCTTAGTATAATATAAAATATGTCTGGAGGTATAGCCCAACTCGTTGCTATTGGTGCCCAAGATGCGCACCTTGTCGGTCAACCCGAAGTTTCCTTTTTTAGATCTAACTACAAACGTCACACAAATTTCGCCCAAACTGTTGAAAGACAGGTTATCCAGGGCAACCCAGTCGCTAATGGTATGTCGACCGTTAGATTCGAGCGTAAAGGTGATATGCTCGGATATGTCTACATCTCGAACAGAAGTGCGGATATCACCAATTGGGCTAACAAAGTCGCCAAAGTTGAACTTTTGATCGGTGGTCAAGTCATTGATGACCAAACTGATGAGTTTATTAGAACACTCGCGCCAGTTACCACGAGTCAAACGTACTCCAAGTATAAGTTTAACAACCAATACTTCTACCCACTCAAATTTTCGTTTTGCGAAAACGCTCAGTCCGCGATTCCATTGGTCGCGCTCCAATACCACGATGTTGAATTGAGAATCACGTGGGGTTCGTCGGCGACTGACGACGCGGAAGTGTATGCCCAATTCATCCACCTCGACACGGATGAACGCACGGTCTTGTCCGCTGAACCACAAAACATGCTTATCACACAAACACAAAAGTCTATCAAATCTTCCGCCAAAACGCAAGAAATCAACTTCAACCACCCAATGAAATACTTGGTTGCCGTTAATGGTATGGTTGCCTCTAAGGCCAAGCTCCAAATTAACGGTACGGATGTCACTGATGCGAAGGCGGTTCGACCACACTTTACATCGGTACCAGTCTACTACCACACACAAGCTGCGGATACGACTGCCACTGCGACGTTCTTGCAACCATTCTGTCTCGATACGTCCAAACTCCAACCAACTGGGTCGCTCAACTTCAGTAGACTCGATTCCGCGAGACTCGTTTCTGACAACGAATCGTGGGGTAACGACATCTACGGTGTTAACTACAACATCCTCCGTATCGAAAATGGTATGGGTGGTTTGATGTATTCCAACTAATTTAATTTAAATAGCCAGTTATTATAAATGTTCTGGCAACTTGTTTTTCTCACTGCTTTTATTTTTATAATTACATACGATCCCAAGTCCGGAACTTTGAATCATCTCGTCGACTCCAAACAAGAACCCGCTCAAAATGCAGAGTGTAAAGAAGGTCACTTCCAGGAGATTCAATTTGCTCAACAAGGATACGAATGCCCCAGGGAACAAAGTGTTCACATGGGTGCGATTATACGAACTTAAAAACATAATTCTACATTTCAGTATAAAATGCTTACGTTCGATCGTGATACCGCAATAATTGTAGCCATAGCAGTATGTGTTGCTGCTACTATTTACATGTATTTAGAACTCAAAAACACCAAGGAAGAAATGGAAGGAGTTAAGGGTGTTAATGGTAAAATAACTTCATTTTTATCCAATATTAGACCAGTTGCACCACCACAGTCTTATCAAGAACAAGAACAAGAAAATAAAGTTGTAAAGCAAACCCAAGTAGAGGTTGAGAATGATGAAAATTCAGAAAGCGAGGAAGAATCCTCAGAATAATCATCTCGCTAAATTATAACTTGCAAATGCGCAATGAAGAAATACAAAGCTATTGCTATTCCTGTATCGTTTACTGGTGATAAACCAAAATTTCTCACCGTCCGGGATCGTAGATTCAAAGATTGGATTTTCGTCACCGGAGGGTGCAGGCGAAGAGAAATACCGAATCCCATACGGTGTGCCTTACGTGAATTAGACGAAGAAACACGTGGGGTCGTCAACCTTAAAAAAGGTGAATACACGGATTTTAAGTTCATTGTGAAAGAAAGTCCGGGTGTCGAATTAGAATATAACGTTTTCGTATTTTACGTAAATTATACTAAACAAGAACAAGACGAACTTGTACGAAAGTTTAACGAAGAAAAACAAAAAACAAATTTAAAAAAAATACAAAAATTACCCATTAAGCGAACGCACGACGAAAACGATTTTATGAATTTTGAAACACTAACCGAATTTAACAAGAAGAAACAGTGGGATAGGATTGTTAAGAATGTTCTTAATAACCCCGAATTCTACTCGTGTGTGACTTCTATCCATAGAAAAAACTTCTGTATTAAATAATGAAGTCCAAGTCTTATATTTTATCTCAGATTAAGGAACTACTCGTGGAAAGACATGGTTATACCATGGAAAAGGCAGAAAGGTACGCTGAATTACATAAGGAAGATAAAGTTTATGAATTACTCGTTTTAAAGAAAAATTTATCAGAAGAGGAAGAATTTCCAGAAGTTTCTTACAGAAGAACAATTTGGAGACACCACTACGATAGTGAATGAATATAAAAAAATAAATATAATAATTGGTAAGTGAAACCATGTCTAAATTTAAACAATGGTGCAAAGAACAAGGGTTCTGGCATGGCTCCAATATATCACATGTGCTCATGGACAAAGGCGTCCTTTCCGTGCCATTTGATAGATTGAATGATTTTTATGAAAAATGTGTAGAATCCTACAACTCGAGTGAAAAGATATACGTTGTAGAACAGAAAACAGAAAATTATAACTTTTTTGTAGATCTCGATTATAAAGACGAAGAAGCATTATCACCAGAATCCGTGAAAAGCATTTGTCAAGTTATATGTGATAAGGTAAAAAATAAAGGCGGTAAAGATGCACTCGTTTCATACGCACTACCAAAACCAGGTGGTAATGACCTTATAAAGACGGGTGTACATATAAATTGGCCAGAGTTCGTAGTAAACCGATCATCTGCACTAGCTCTCAGAGAACATATAATAAATACACTCAATACAGCATACGGTTCAAAAGATTGGAATGATATAGTGGATGTAGCAGTATACGGAAGTTCTTCTAGAAAAACACAAGGTAGTGGATTTCGTATGCCATGGTCTCATAAAATGGGTAAACACGAGAAGTGTTCCGGAAAAGGGTGTGAAGAGTGTAATAACACGGGGAGAGAAACACAGGGAGAATATAGACCGGTATTCATGTATAGAGCAGGGAGTGATTTTACCATGTTAGAAGAAATAAAAAACAAGTCTGTTGCAAATGTTGATATGCTACATATGGCAACTTTACGAACAGAAAGTGATGATCCAATAATAATCGAAGGTACAGGAATAAAAACACAAGACAATACTTTCTCACCCGAACAATTGAAAAATGAATTCAAGGATCAAGAAGTACTTGGATTAATAGAAGATTTTGTAAGAAAAAATTTAGAGGGTCAAAGTACGGCGAGAATAACGAAAATATACGAAAGTAATAATCATTTTCTCGTATCAACAAACTCATTTTATTGTGAAAATAAGAAATGCGATCATAATTCTAATCACGTATGGTTTCATATAATAAACGACACAATAACACAAAAGTGTTTTTCTACTACTAACATAATAAGACAATTTGGATTTTGTAAAGATTTCAGGGGAAGAAAACATAAATTACCACCAAAAATAACAGATAAACTATACAAGGATATAGAATTTGCAAAATATACAGAAAGAAAACCAGTTAAAATAGAACCAGAGCCAGATAAAATGGAAGATGTCGATGTAAAAGATCTACTCGAAAAGTTTATTAAAAAATATTTAGTAAAAATCAATGATTTTAATATTATAAAACTGGAAAAAAAGAAAAAGGCAAGGACATACACAGTTCATATTTCCTCATACCCGTGTGAAGTATGCAATAAAAACGTACATTTTCAAATTTCTAAAAATAAAATAGAGAAAAAATGCAATTGTATGAACCGGACACATATTCTCTCAGATAAAATCACAACTAAATTATAGAATGCTAGCTATACTCTTCTTAGCGATTGTTATATTCATGGTATCTTCCTTAATAAAGAATGAACCAGACACTAAAAAAATACATGATTTAATAAGACAAACCTATAAGTATTCAGGTCTAGACCAGACCGCATACACCGATTTTTACGCAAACATAAAACTTGCATTAGATAACATTAACCAAGAAGATGTTTCTAAAAAGTCTTTACATAGAGCCCTTGCTAATTTAGATGAAATTGGTCTAAGTACAGTATCAGGAGATACAGAAGTTCAAAAAGAACTTTATAAGATTAATGTACAATTAGAAGCGTATTTCGACGAATTATATATCAGGGAACGCATAAAAACGATAAATGAGTAAAATGCTTAAAGGAAAATTGTTTTATTAAATTATAACATGACTATGGGTGTTAAAACACGATCTGGGAGAATATCTAAAAAACCAGATAGATTAGAATTATTTGAAGAAGTAGAGGACGATTATAAGGAAAATGAATACGATTCCGATGTCGATTTACTACAGACAGATGATGAAGATTTTTGTACTGATGACGAAGAAGACAATTCGGAAGAAGAATACGACTCAGATGAAGACGAAAACGGAAATCTAAAAGATTTTGTTGTTGACGATGAAGACGGCGATGAAGAATATTCAGATGAGGAAGACGAGGAATATTCAGATGAGGAATAACGGGCTTAAAAAAATAGTTTTAAAAAATATAAATGGAAGCAGACGTTGGAACACCAATCGAATACAATCCTGATGACTTTTCAAAACAAGATAATTTTCATAACGAAAACGAAAACGAAAATGAACCGGAACGCGATGAACACTATTACGTTCCGCCTCATCAACAAATATACCCA